GTAAAGAAACTGTAGTACCATTAACTAAAGTTGCTAAAGCTCTCAAGAATACATATCAACAAATAGGCAAGTATGAAAAAGGTGAAAACAGAATACCTTTGGTAAACCTAGTTAAGATAAGTAAATTTTTAAAAAAACCTATGAGTTATTTCTTAGATGACTACAAAGAATTAGATGTAGTTGCAGAAGAATTTAACATAGCTTACGAAAAAGAAAGAGATAATTTTTACAAAGAACATCAAAAAACATTAGGTACTGAGTAATGTTTGTACCTGTTCAAGAAAAGCTAGATAAGCTAGTTGCACTTACACCTGATGACCAAGAAAAGTTAAGTCATTATAAAAGTATAGTTCCAGCTATGATTGCTAATTGTCATAAGGCTCACCAATCAATACCAGGTTGGGAGTCTTGTAAGCCAGAGATAGAGGCATTTAAATGGTTTGATGGTATCAATATTCCTGTTCATGGTTACATAGATTTAAAAGGGGATAAGGTTATTATTGAAGATAAATGTAAGATGCCAAGAAGGGGGATTGTCAAGAAAGATGGTACTAGGTCTTGGTTTCCAGGTAAATTACCTGATAGACCTTCACCCTATAATTTACTCCAAATAGATTTCTATTGGTCAGTATTTGAAGTTCCTGTTTATCTTTGTTATGTCAATGAAAAAGAATTTAGAGTTTATAGTGCAGATAATTGTGATGAACTTAAACCTGAGAATATTAAGAAAAGAATACCTAGAATAATACAAAGAGCTAAAGTAAGACAAAACTTAATGAAGATCAGTAATGATCCAAATGTTCTTAAAGATTATATCCAACCAGACTTTACACACATGTTTTGGAATAATGATGCTGATGAAAATTATTTGAATAATGCTAAGAAATTTTGGGGTTACTAAAAAATACCTAAAAACCCAAAAACTACTAACATTGTCGCACCGAAAATAAAACACCCTAAAACCTCAATCGTCTATTCTTCAATAAAAGTTTTTTTTTGTAAAAAATTGAAAAACTCAATTTGATATAATGTCTTTATAAAAAAAATAAGGAGGAAAAATGACTTATGAATGGAAACACCCTAGCTACTATAAAGAGTTAGCTAAGTTGCGGAAAGAGTCAGAACAAGAAGAACAAACTAACGAAGATAGAAAGGAGGATAAAGATGAAAGGGAGTAATCATTTAGAGGATTTGATTAAAGACAATTGGGAGTCTATTAAAGATTGTAGAAATCCAATGGATCAAGTTATGCTTTCAGTTGATATGGTTTATCAAAACGAACTTAAAAATTGTAAACCTAATGAGAAAGTACAAATTAAAATAAAACAAGAAAATGGAAACATTGTCATTCATGGCAAGTGCGTTCCTAAGTAATAAGTATAAAGGCAGTCTGAAATATGGCTGCCTTACCAATCAAAATTAGTCTTAGGTTTAGCATCGTTCTCTTTAACGCAATCGTAGTGAGAGTTTTTATAAATATATTTACCTCTTATTATTTTACCAATTGGAATAAATGAATCTTCTGAGGTCATAGGTTGATTGCAATACTTACATTTACCTACATCAATAATCTTTTCTTTCCTAACCCAAGTCTTATGTTTTGGCATAATTAGGTTTCTTACCTTTTCTGGATCTTCTCTCTGCTGTTTTCTTTCTTGAAACTGCTGCTCTCCTCTGACTTGCGGTCATGGATCTAGCTTTAGATGACTTTACGCACTTAGGATAGTTCTTTCTTTTCTCACCTTTTGATCTTCCACATGG